CTCCTCGGCCGACAGGCAATGCACCACCACCAAGCCACCGGCCAGCGTGCGGCGCCCTTCCAGGCCGCTCAGCGCTTCACCGAGGATGCGCGCCCGCGCCTCACCCATGTCCGCGCGCGGCGTGGCCTGGGCATAGGCCGCCAGACGGGCCTTGCCCGAGGCCACCAGGTGATCGGCAATGGCCAGGCGTTCCGACGGCAAGCCGCCCGAGAGTGCAATCAACAACACAGCATTTCCCCTTGCCGCGCTTAGGCCACTGCGCGGGCGATTTTGGCTTGACGGATGACCTTCAGGTGGTCGTGCAGCACGGACGGGTACGGCGCTTCGCCACCCTTGAGCGCGCGCTCAGTGGCGGCCTCGATCTCGTCGACGGTGACGTTGTTGGCACACCAGCGGCGAAACAATTGGCGGGTCAGTGGATCATTGGCCAGGTACGGCGGGCAGTTGAGGTCGGCTTTAAACCATTCGGCCCACTGCTTATCGGTGTCGAACAACTGCCGGCCGGAGGCCTGCGGGAGCGGGGTCGGTACCACCGGACGCAAGCGGCTGGCCAGCTCACCGACCAGGGTCAGGCGCAGGCGGCCTTCCTCGGTGGCCTGGTCCAGCACCCGCGCATGGTCGCAATAGGCGAGGAACTCGACGGCCTGCTCTTGGTTGCAGCTCAGTTCGATAAGGAAATCACCCCAGGCCAGCACCACGCTCGGCGGCCCTTCGGCGGGCAGGCGTTCGGTAACCAGTTCGACCAGCTTTAACAGCCGGGCCAGGCCGATCAGGCCAAAGCGCTGCTCGAGCTTTTTACTGATCACCAGCGACGAGCACAGCCACGGCTTAGGACTGGACATGGCCGGCCTCCAAGGCGCGCATGTACGGCGCATAGACCCCGTTGAAATCGACCAGTCCATGCGAGCGGCGGACGATGTTCAGGGCCGCGCGCGGCGACGGCGGGTTTTCAAAGCGCCGCCAGGAATCGACGGTGCGGCGCTTTTCTTCGAGCAGCTCGGCCGCCACGCGGGAGGCGGCCGTCGGGGCCAAGCTATCAATCCAGTCGTTGAGGTCCACAGCAGTCTCTGTTTTTAACAGTATTACTGGTTATTCTAAGTGGACTGGAGGAAAAAACAACAGCTTGAATGTTATTTTACAGTTTGCGTGTATATTTGGAGCAGTAAACAACTGGTCGAGAGTCCCATGTTTGATATTCGCCCCAAAATTTCTGCCCGCTTAAAGGCTTGCCGAGCCGCCAAAGGGTGGACCTTTAAAGAGACCGCCCAAAACCTTTCGATCATTGTTCAAAATGAAGTCATCCCCTCGCGTTATGGCAACTGGGAACTGGGGATCAACATCCCGCCCGGCGACATGCTGATCGCCCTCGGCCAGCTGTTTGGCAAACCCGCGGCCTGGCTCTCCGCGCTCTCCGACGACGACGGCACCTCCCCCGAAGCCTCGCGCTACACCGTGCCCATCGCCGAGCCGATTGCCACCAGCAACGGCATGATCGATCTGGGCAGCGATGCCCTGGCCTTTCGCAAAACCTTCCTTAAGCGCCACAAACTGGACCGCGAGCGCCTGCTGCTGGTGGCCGCGCCCGACGACAGCATGAGCGGGGTCATCACCAAAGACGACCAGGTGCTGATCGACCTCACCGACACCAAGGTGCGCCAGGACGATCTGTTCGCTTTGATCATCAACGGCCGCCTGTGGCTGCGCTGGATTCGGCAGAACATCGACGGGTCATATTGCATTCAGGCCGAGTTGCGCGAGCGCTTTCCTGACGAGGAAGTCAGCGCGCAAACCATGGAGAGCATGCACATCCTCGGACGCGTTAGACTGATCGCTCACCTGCGCTAAAACACCCTGCCCCTACACGGGGCGTTCTTTTGCCCGGCACTTACAGCTTAAGTGTTATTAACAGTTTGCAAGGTAGTAATCTGATGACTAACGGAATGCTTGATGGTGTGGTGTTGTTCAATGAAGACACACAACGCTACCTGTTTACTCGGCTGACGCGCAAAAGCGCCCAGGCCGCTGGGATCCAAGCCATGGCCAAGGTGGCCATCAGCGAGAGGGATCTGAACGCCCTGGAGCGCATCGCCGCCTTGGCCGCGCAATTGGTGGAGTCCCTGGATGAACTCTCCGACTTCACCGGACAGATGACCATGCCCCCTCTCGCCACTCCGCAGTAACCGCCGGCCCCCGCCGACCCCCCCCACGGCCTTCTCGATTTGCGGATTAGCTCATTAGCTAATTCGCAAATTCGCTATGCAGCTTTTCCTGCGGCGCCTATACTGCGTTCGACGTTAGCTAATTCGCTAAATCGCACAAGGAAACCCCGCATGCAAATCCCCCTCGCTATTGGCTGCATCTCGCAAAAAGGCGGCGCCTGGAAGTCCACCCTCGCCCGCGCCCTCGGCACCGCGTACACCCAAGCCGGCTGGCTGATGAAGATCATCGACCTCGACACCAAACAGGCCACCACCACCAACTGGCAGCACCGCCGCCTGGCCGCCGGGATCAGCCCGGACGTGCCGGTGCAGTTGTATGGCAACGTCGCCACCGCCATGAGCCGCGCCGGCGATGCCGACCTGTTCATCTTCGACGGCCCGGCCAACGCCACCGAGGAAACCGTGAAGATCGCCAAAGCCTGCCAACTGTTGATTTTACCCACCGGCCTGACCCTGGATGATTTGCAGCCGCAGGTGGCCCTGGCCAACAGCCTGGTCGACAACGAAGGCATCCCGGTCGAGCGCATCGTCTTTGCCCTGTGCAAGGCCACCAAGCGCCAGGCGCCGATTGACCTGGCCCGCGAGTACCTGGGCAAAACCCGCTTTGCCGTACTCGCCGGTTCGATCCAGCACCAGGACGCCTACGCCAGCGCCATGAACGAAGGCCGCTCGATCATCGAAACCCCATACAAAGGCCCGCGCAGCAAAGCCCTGGAGGTCATCCAGTCCGCGGTTGACCACTTCGAACGCCTGACCGCGGCCTGACCATTTTGTTAGCGAATTAGCTAATTAGCTCAAGCACTGCTAAGCTCCGATCATTCCCCACAGGACCACGACCATGCCGACCACCACCCGCAAAGCCAAGCCCGCCGAAACCGCCGCCATCAAAGTGGCCAAGCCACCGCGCCGCAGCCTGGGCGAGCCCCCGCAGTCCGCCGCCGACACGGCCAGCGTCGGCAACAACACCAAGGTGCCAGCCGATAGCAAGCTGGTGGATTTGGGTTTCAAGGTCGCCCACGAATACCGCCGCAACTTCCGCCTGTTTTGCGCGAGCAACGACATTGCGCAAGTGGATGCGCTGAAAGAAGCGATGGCCGATTACATGAAAAAGAAAGGCTGGGAACCCAGCAACTGAAGAAGGGAGCGAGCGCCCAGGTGGTCGAAGACCTGGGCGCTCATAACACACCGAAACCCCGCAAAAGGTAGCCGACATGTCAGAGCACGAATATACCACCCTGCGCGCCCAACCGCTGAACCAACTGCTGCAGATCCCCGCGCAACAGATGGCCTACTTCCTCGCCACCTGCTCACCGCGGACCAAGCACGCCTTGGCCCTGGCCCGCTGGAACCGCTAAGCCGACCCACCGCCCAACAAAAAGCCCCGACTGGTTCGGGGCTTTTTTGTGCGCGTGTGACCGGTCACAGCTCCACCAGAAACCCCTGCAGGCCGACGTCGGCGGCAAAGCGGCTCAAGGTCTCCAGGCTGGCCCAGGTGCGCACCGGCTCACGCCGCGAACGCAAGGCAATCCAGCGCGCCTGCGAACCGCCCAAACGCACCTCCAGGGTCCAGCGTTGCGGCGGGTGTTTTTGCCGCGCCACCTTGCACTCGCGCACCGCGTGCTGGCTCAGCAGCAAGCGCAATGCGTCCTCATCCAGGGCCTTCCCAATCATGCCTACCCTCGTATCAAATCCGTGAGACTGGCGCGCACCTTGCCACAGCGACGCGGCGCGGCCAACTGTCCCACCCAGGGCACAGGCTTGATTCAGCATCACGACGCCGCCTCGCCCTGGTCCAGGCGCAGCCGTGACACGGTCAGCCGTTGCCCCGCGTCGAGGTCGCCGAACGGGTTGTCCGCGGTCCAGCTGAAGCGGCTGACGGTGCGCTCATCCTCCAGGTGCAGGGTGTACAGCCAGCCCACCGGCTGGCTCGGATCGGCCAACGGGTTGATCACGGTCGACCACGGATCGACGTAGCGCGACTCGCCTTTGAGTTCGCGCCAGGTGGTCAGGGTCACGGTGCTGCCGGGGCCGCGCGCGGCTTCCAGGGTCTTCTGCAGCGCGGCGATATCGCTGTCGTACTCCAGCGGAAATTCGGTGTCGAGGGTGCGCGTGTGTTCAGTGGTGCGGCGCTGATTGTTCACGGTGTAACGAATCCAATAGCGGGGCATTAGCGCTCCTCCTGCAGGTCTGGGTCATCGGGGGCCGGCGCTGGGCGCGCGGAGTCTGCCTGAGCCGACACGGCCTTGTCTGCGGCACGCGACAGACGTGCACATATCCGCGCGACGCTGGCCGGGCTGAGCCGCTCCAGGTCACGCACCCGGCGCCGCAATTTGCGCCGGAAATAGTCCACGTCCAGCCCGTGCCGATTGTTCATGTGCGCTCCAGGACCAGGTCAGCCATACGCCCCGGCCGTGGGGTCACGCGGTATTGCTCGGTGCCCTGGGGATGGGCGGCCAGCCCTTCCAGCACCCGCGCGACGTACCGCCGCTGCAGGCTCACGGTTTCGCCGCGCTGCAGCATCTGGCGGATTTCGGCAATGGTCGCCGTCGCCATCAGTCGACCTCCTCGGCATCCGCGGCGGGCACGGGCAACTCGCGGATCAACGCCAGGTCATAGACGTACACCTCGACACTCCTCAAGGCCGAGCCGTTGCGGCTTTCGTGACTGACAAACTGGCTGATCTTCGCCCCCGCAAGACGCTGGGCGAACAACGCGCGCAGGGCCGCGCGGCTTTCCGGGCAATCCTTAATGCCCTTGTCGCCGTCGTCGTCCAGCAGCACGAAGCCGCGCGCCTGCAGGCTGGCCAGCCACAGCGCCTTGCGCTCTTTGTGCGTGGCCCCCTCGGGCGCCGTTAGCGCCGGCTTGCAGCCAACGAACGAACAGGAAAACGTCACCTTGGCGGTGTAGTCGCCATAGACGATTTCGCTGACATGGCCGAAGCCTTCCAGATCCCACCACTGATTCAGTTGCTCGCTCAGGCCGCGCAACGCCGGCAGGAGCGCCGCGGTGGGTTGTGCCTGGCCCAACAAGCCCTCCAGCTCGCGCACGCGCAGATTGGCCCGGCGAATGTCGGCATGGCGCTGCTCGATGCGCTCGGCCGATTCCGTCTCCACGCCGAGCAACTTACCCAGGCCGGCCAACTCCGACTCCGACAGGTTCACCACGCTGCGCGCCATCTCCCGCGACAGCCCTTCGTTGTCGAAAAAGAACGGAATCATCTGCAGGTGTTCCTGGATCTTTCTCGCGCTCGCGCGGATCGCCGCCTGCTGGTCGGCGGTGAACGGCAGCGGCGCTTTGTCGGCCTCGGCCACGATAGGAAAGGTCAGCTTCATTGTGTCCGCTTCCCAAACAAGCCAACCGGCTGCGGCGCACCAGGTGTAGGGAAGTCGCGCAGACGTTCTTCGGCGTTGATTTCCAGCAAGGCCAGCAGCGGCCGGGATTGGTTGGCGCTCAATTCACCGAGGCTGACCAGGCGCACCAGCTCGTCGCGGCCCGCCGCCAAGGCCGTGGCCACGTCCTCACGGCTGGTCGCGTCAGTGATCGGCGGCAGCAGGCGCTTGGCGATTTCGAGGGCGGCATTGGCGCGCTCAGTTTCGAGGTCGGACATGGGGCAGATCTCCTTTTCGGGGTAGGGGGTGACGCGCTCTAAAACCAGAACACGCTAAAACGGTAGTCCATTTTATAGCATTCTGGTAACGGCAGGCAGAAAAAAAGGCCACCCTTGGGCAGCCTTGTGTAGCACTCGATTGAACATATAACGCGTTATTCGTAACGCGGGATCACTCGCCTTTGGCGGCTATCAGCTCAGTAGCACCACCGGGCCACCCAGGCGCTCTTTCAGTTCCTCGCTGGACGATTCGCTCACGTTGTCGATCTCGCCATTCATTTCATCCGCGCCGTGGTCATGATCCTGAAACACCACCACAGCCTCGGGGTCCATCTTGCGCAACTGCTTGATCAGCTCTTTGACTTTCATCGGATCACCTCGGTGTCTGTCAGTCGGGCACTCATGGCGGGGGTTCCTTTCAGGTGGTTATTCGCAACGCATCAGTGCGCCTCTTCGCCTTCCTGTTGCGCCGCGTCGGCCAGCTCGCCCAGCGCCTGCGCCTCGGCCGTATCGATCAGGCCCAGGGCTTCCAGCACGCGAAGGCGGCCGTTGACTTCGGCGCGGTGATACAGGCCCGGCGCCGCCGGCATCGTGCGCAGCGCCTCGATCTCTTGGCGGACGTGGGCCTTGACGCGATCAATCCGGCCGACACTGAGGGTAATGGGTTGGGTCATGGTCGTACTCATTTTGGCGGGGGCTCCTTTCAGTGGGCTGGGCGAATCTTGGGCCGGTCAAAAAACGGCGACTTGGGCAGCGGCTGCCAGTGCGTGACAGCTTCGACGTGCATAAAGTCATGATCACCGCCGTACAGCTTCCACGTGCCATCCTCGCGCATGTGCGCCATGCCCAGCGACGTCGGGTCGCGCTCGTCAGTGACCAGCACCGTGTGCGACACCATCGTGTCGTCCGTGGTGCATTCGTGCGGGCACTCCGGCAGGCGGTCAGTGCATTTAATCCAGTTGCTCATGGCGGGGGTTCCTTTCGGTTCGTGGCAGTCGCAATCGTCGCACATGAATTTCAATTCTGTGTAGCTGCGCGGGTCGTGCGCGTGCTTGCCGCAATTCATGGTGCAGGTCTTCGACGTCGGGTCGAAGGCGGCCAGGGCGGCCGGATCGGCGCGCGACCACTGCAGCGGCGGCGCGGCCGCGGGCGGGGTGCGTTTCGGTGGGCGGGCTTTGCTGAGCATGTCACACCTCGCTGATTGGGGGGTGACCGGAGCTTAGCAGGCCGTGCGCTAATTAGCGAATTAGCTATTTAGCGCAATAGGTATGGGCATCGATGTTAAGGGCGGGGGTTCCTTTCCGGCGGGTGCGAAAAGTTTACAGGCAAAGCCGACGGCTCACGCCAGCAACACGCCCGGCTGTTCAATCCCCACCTGGGCCATCAGGTGACGGGTCGCTGCGGCGCCGCGATGTTCGGTGTAAACATCCAGCAGCAGGCGCAGCACGATCAGCTCAATCGCCGGCAGCGTCCCGCCGCCGAGGTTCTGAATCGACTGGGTCAATTGAGGCAGCGATAGACACCGGGCATGTTCCTTCATTTGGGCGTGTAAGACTTGGCGGCTCAACAGGACAACTCCAATCAGGTCCATGGCGGAATGCCATGGCGGTGACGCATTTTACATAGCGCGGCCCTTATCTCAATAGCTAATTAGCTAATTCGCCTATTGAGCAGAGGCCCGGCCGAGAGCGGCGCAAGCCTTATCCCGCCTGGCTTGCGCGGGTATGCGCGGGAACCCACGGGTGGCGGGCGGACAGCGCGCGAACAGCCACGCCCCACCTCCGGCCAAAGCCCGCACAAACGCGCCTGGGCGTACGCGCGAATCCCTAGGACCACGCCGCGGGCGCGTTGTTCAATCGCCCCTCAACGAACCCCGCGAGCTGCCAGGCCGCACACCGATGGCAGGCCCACCCCTCGCCTTGATCGCTGGAGCGCTAGCGCGACGGACCGGCCGCAGGCGGCGCGTGAAGGCGCGAAGGGACGGCGCGCGGTGTGGTGGGTGGAATCGGTCACCGACCGGCCCACAGCAACTGGAGGGCGCCTCACTGACACCACGGCGGCGGCACGGACACCGAGGGGTGTCCTTGCCCCGCGCCTCCAGGCGCGAAGTGGGCAGGCATTCTTTCTACGGCATCGAGCCAGGCCGCGATTTTAGGGGCTCTGACTCACCGAAAGGCTCTGTTTCTTACCCTTGGGTGGTACCACTCGACCACTAAAATTGCGTTTATTTCCTAAGCCTCGGCCGCCGCCGCGCCCGCGCGCACGGGCGGCCTCGGCCGAGGGTCAAACTGGGAGGGAAAGGTGCTGGAACGGGCGCCGCGAACGGCTCGAGAGGGGGCTTGGCAGGCGCCACAAAGCAGACGGGCAGGCGAACGCACCGCCGGTAGCGGTGCGCAGAGGACGGGGCTCAGGAGGCGGGGTGCAGCTGGTGGTAGAGGGCCATCAGATCGGCGTGGCCCTTGCCCGGATGGGCCTTGGCCAGGTCCGAGAGGACACCGGCCTTGTGCTGCAGGGCGTGGATCCGCGAGCTGTTCGCGGCGGCCTTGCGCGTCTCGGCGCGCCCGGCCTCGGCGTTGCGGTGGCTGATGCGCCGGTCATGCGCGGACGCCATGTCATCGAGCAGCGCCTGCTGCTGCACAGCCTGCGCCTGGCGGCGCTTCTTCAGGTAGGCCTTGGCCTTGGCGGTGCGCGAGGCGGCATGCAGGAAGCCCAGGCCGAGGTCGATAAAGAAGCGCGGGCGCACGTAGATGCTGATGCGGCAGACCCAGCGCTTACCGTTGCGGTACAGGCGTTTGATCTTGCGCAAGGTGTACTTGGCTTTCTCCAGGGCCTTGAGCAGCCGGCACAGGCGGGTCGGGCTGATCCCGGCGTCCTCGGCCAGGCCGTTCTGCCGGTTGAGGCGGAACTGCCCATGGTTGTCCAGGTAGCCGAGGACACCGGTGGCAATGTCCAGGCGGGCCAACAGCGGCTCGGCAATCGCCGCCAGCGCCTGCCAACGCTCGGCGCGGGTGCGGCCGCCGGCCTGGTGCACGGTGTCCAGGCAGCGCAGGTACTTACCGCTGCGGTCGCTGGCCTCGGCCTTGATGCGCTTGACCGCTTCGCCGAGAAAGGTTTTGGCCTGCTTGTCGGAGAGTTTGCGCGGACGGCGCACGACCTGATGGCCCACCGGCGGCAGGACTTTTTTAAAGGGGGGAGGCTGGGAAGGGGCGGCCGGCGCCTCGAGCGAGGCGTCGAGGGCGGCATACACCGCACTGGCGGGAGAGCCCGCCGGGAGAAACGACTTGATCGCCCGGACGCTCATCGCGAACCCCTGGCGAGGCCGGCAGCGACGGTGGCGATACAGACGGACTGCGGGTGAACCCGCGTCGAACGGTCGAAATGCAGCATGGTTGCTCCCCAGCAACGGGCTTGCGCAGAAGGGGACCGTCCACTAAACTCCGACCTGTCGAGGGTCATCCAGAGCTTTTTTGCGGATCGATCACCGAAAACCCTGGGCCGGCAAGCCTGGGGTTTTCTTTTTTCTAAGCCCTTGTTTTAGTTCTAATTCTTCCCTGGCGAACGTGCCAGACGGCAAAAGCATAGCAAAGACGCCGTGTATTTAACATCAATACTGTTTAATATTTTTCCACTGGCCCGGAGCGCAACGCTCCCACCGACGGGATCTCCCCGCCCCCAGCGCCCACCGATAGTAGTCGCCATCCCGCCCCCAATCAAAACGTTTCGTTAGCCACCCCTCGCGCCCAGGGGCTGAACCCCCGTGCCTGCTGGGCGCGGCGTGCTCAGCTCGCGCGCATACGCCTGACACGCCGCCAGGGCGATCAGTCCGGCGTCACCGTCAGCGGCGATGGCGACAATTCGTTGAGCAGCCGCGGGGTCAAGTTCGGCGCGTGCGGCTGCATGAACCACGCCGCCGGCGCCGGGGGTGGCAGACACTGGGCCGCCAGCGCGGGCAGCGGGCGCGGCGATAAGGACTGACAGCCGCAGATCAGCAGTAGCCAGCCGATCACGCAGGCGCGCCTGCAGAGTGTTCGCATGGGACAGTTCCTGGTAGTGGGATTGATCGGTGGCCGCCAGGCGCTGCTCGAGCGCCCGGCGCTGATCCTGATCGGCGCGCACCTGAGCCGCCGCCGCGTTGCCGATGGCGGTCAGGTCGTCCTGGTGCAGCCCGGCCTGCGCCGCCAGCTGTTGACCATAGCGCCAGTCCTGCACCTGCCAGGTCGCGCCGGCGCTGAGCAGCACCAGGAGCAGCGCCAGGCCGAGCTGCACCGCCAGCTTCAGCGCCGCCGGGCTCATGGCACGTCCTTGTAAAACAGGTGCCGGCCCAGCGTCAGGGTCAGCGTGGCGCCCTTCACCCACGTCGGCGGCTTGGGCATGCTGGTCGCGTAGTAGTGGGTCGCCCCGCCGGTGGGGTCCGGCACCACCCCGGCCATCACCGCCAGGGCCACTGCCAGCGCGCGCTTGTACTCGCCCGCCGGAATCGGCTTGGCCCCGGTGAGGAACGGCGCGTTGGGGTCGTTGGCGTTCCAGCAACTGAACTGGTACGGCTTCTGGCACACCCCGGCATAACCCTCGCCCCACCAGGACTTGGCCTTACCGTCCTCCACCCGGTTGCGGATGGTCCAGGCGCAGGCCTGCAGGCCGGCCAAGCTCTCGCCGCGGGCCTCGCCCCACAAGGTGCGGGCGAGGATGTCGCGGTCTTTTTCGGTTGCAGTCATCACTTTTCTCCAGGCGAAAAAAAACCCGCTCAGTGGCGGGCGCTTCGTTGATGCCTTATGGCAGCTGGTCTGGCGGCAACTCAGGATCCGGTTCTACCGGGCGAGCACTTAGGTGCCATGCCTCCCCGTCAAATACGCATACCTGGGTACTATCAAAAGAAGGCGGCTCAATCGAAGTAGAGTGCGCTGGGTAAAGAAAGATCCCCGGCTCCAATGGCGACTCAAAGGCATCGGTCAGTCCGATGAACTCGCCAGTGTCAGGGTAAAAGCTAAAAGCAATTACGGACCGCGTCATGATACGTACCTCAGTTAATATTTAATGCACGGCAGCAAGGCCAGGTTTTTCACGCGTGTTTCTGAACCGCTACCCGCCCCGCCTGTGCTGGACGAAGTCCCACTACCCGGCTGAAGAACGGTTGTACCGGTGCCGGATGCGACGACCGCAGTAGAGCCAAAGGGGTGACCGTGACCAGGAAACTGGTCAGCTTGATAACTACCAAACACCCGGCCCGAGTCCATGCCTCGGCCGTTATCCCAGCCTCGAAACTCCACGCCGCGCCCATCAGGGACGTTAAACGTCGTAGAGCCATCACCGACACCATGCGGGGCGATGACTATCGCGGCGGAAGCGTTAGTGGCCGTGGCGACGGCGCTTATCGACACCTGGTTGGCAGCGACAGATGTAAGGGTTGTGCCGGCAGGGATGCCAGGTCCGCTAATGGGCATCCCCAGCCACATAGACTGAGTGCTAGGTAGGCCGGTAATGAGTGCGCTACCGCTGCTGATCGAACCCGTGGTCTGCGCAGTAAGGGCATTAAACAAGGGGGCGTATGTAACACGAGAAACAGCCGAACCGTTGGCCGCCAGGAAGTTGGCTGGGGGGGCCATTGTGGCGAACCACTCCATCTGTCCAGGTACAGAGCCAAGCCCAGCATACAAGGCGTTGGCCTGGCCAAGTGTCAGCGCGTGCTGACTTTGCGTGGCCGCCGCGACTTGCGTAGCGCCCCCCGAACAACTGATCAGCACCCACTTATCCAGGGTCAAGGAGTAGACCACCGAGCAGGTGCCCGCCGCGACAATTTCCCCGCCCTGCATTGGCGACTGCGCCAAGCCCACGATGGCTTTGGCGGCAATGCCACTCGGCGAAAACGTGCTGGCTCCGGTGTTCGACGTCTGCGCTTTAAATTTAAGCGTCATGCCATCGGTCAGCGCGGTAATGGCCGGCGAATAGTTCGCCGCATAGACGTTGCCAGAAGAGGTGTCAGCGGCATACAGACCGGCCCCGGCTTGAGCCTGGGCCATCTGCAGCGCGTGCAAACTTCTCGTGGCCGGTGCCACCGACAGGGCGCCGCCTGTGCTATCGACCAGGATCCAGGAGCCGCCACCAATGGAGCTGTTGTACTGCAGCCACACGTCACCATTGGCAATGATCTCACCGCCCTGGAGCGCACCGTGCCCCCCGCCGACAATCGCCTTGGCCCCCAAGCCATTCGGGTTAAACGTGCAGGCCCCGCTATTCGCGGTTTTCGCTTTGACCTTCAGCACCATTCCGTCAACCAGGGCGGTGATCGCCGGCGTAAAACTCGCCGCGTAAACGTTCGCGACCCCGGTGTCCAGCGCATAAAAGCCCTGGCCTTTCTGCGCGAGCTTGTTGATGGCCACCGCCAGCTGGGCGTTGTCGTTTTCATCAGGCACCAATCCGCTCGCGATGATGACCGCCAGGATCTCATCGGTGGTGGCATTACCCCACTGCGCAGGGATCAAGGATCCCGGTGTCCCGGCGACGGCGTCCTCGTCAACAAACTTGCCGCCGACCAGCCCGATACTCGGGAGGCTTTTTGGATAATCCACGGTGTTTCCCCTTAGTCAAAATTGATATGCACGACGGTGTGAGCCGGTGCAGTGCGGTGGATCAGGCACTCAATGGCGTTACCGGGATTGGCGCCGAAGCGCTCGCCCCAGTAGCTGACGCCAAAGCGCCGCCCTTTCTTCTGCCGGCTGCCGGTGTTGAGCGTCCACATGAACTGCGCGTTCCAGGTGCCGAAGCGCGCCGCCCCAAAACGCGAACGCCCCATACGGGGCGCTCGGTGCTCGGTGATGGTGGGGTTCGGGTAGCCCTGGCTGACGGCGATGGCCAGGAAGTAGGCGCGGCTCTGCCCCCCCACCTCGACCAACCGCCGGCGCACCGACAAACGCCGATCTTCAAACGCCGGGTTCAACCCCAGGCACGGATCGGGCAAGCCCATCACCGCCTCCCAATCCGGCACCAGTTCACTGACGCCGGCCGGATCCATTTCATTCAGCAGGTCCACGGCTCGCCCTTCGAGTCGCGAGAACTCGAGGGCGACCCCCTGCAACACCAGCTCGATCTCCGGTACCAGCTCGGGATCCCAGGCCGGCCCTGACGGCAGCAGCCCGCGCAGCTGCTGATGGTATTGCTCAGCGGTGCGGGCTACAGCCATGTGATACCCCCAAACGTCAGCAGCTGATTGGGCGCCGGAACCACGTCCGCCACGGGCGCCGTTAACTGGTGGTCGGTCTCACCCGATGAGCCACTGACGGCCTCGCGGACATGAGTGATCAGCAGCGTTTCGCCAAGCCCGGCCTCGCGCTGATGCAGATCGCGCAACTGCGTCTCGATGGACGCACGCACCCCCGAGGTGTCCGGCACCGCACGAATGCTGTACAGCACGGGCAGCAGCACCGGCGCCAGGACGTACAGCTCGGCCGTCACCGGCCGCGGCGCCTCGATATAAGCTTTCACCTCGGCCAGCTGCGCCGGATTCGGCACCGGCACGACATCCTTATCCCGCATCACGAACAGCCCAACGGTGCCCGGCCCCAGGTAATTACGCCGGCACCAGGCACGGGTGACGCCCGGCACTTCCAGCGCCCAGGTCTCGTAGTCATCCGCCGAACCGCCCTGCGCAATCACCCGGTACGAACGGACCACCCGCGCCCGTAGCGCCTCGACACTCTCCTGGGCCACCCCACCGGCCAGGCCAGGGGCCAACACGGTAAAGGTGCTGGCCACCCCCGCCACCGGCTGGACCAAGGTCAGCACCAGACCGGCCTCGGCATTGCCCAGGGTGCCGGCGTCCACCGCCTCCAGCGTGGTGGTGTTGAGCCCAGCCACCGGGGTGACGCCGGTGGTGACCTTGTAGGTGCGGCCATCGGCGGCCTGCAGCACGGTATCGACATCGAGGACGCCGCCGGCGGCGGCCATGAAACTGGCCGGACCGCTGGCGGCCTGGGCCGGCTTACGCGGCTCGTTCAAGCGCAGCGCGGCCATGCGCACCAGGGTTTCCTCATCTGCCGAGTCCGGCAGGATTTGATCGGCCAGCCAGTTCAGGTAGCCGTACAGCCCATAGGCCACACCGGCGTGCGCACGGGCCAGCACCTGCGCATCGGAGCGGCGCAAGGCATCGCCCGCCAGGTCGGCTTGGGCGCGACTGACCAGCACCGGCAGCGTGGGAGTTTCATACGGCATAGATCACCTGCCAGGCAGAAGAGGGGTTGATGTTCAGCCGCGCGCCACTGGGGACCGTCAGCGTGGTGAGCAGGTTTAAGCGGTTGAGGTCGACCTGCTCACTGCTGACCTCGAGGCCGATCACCTGGCCATCGTCGAGCAGCCACTGCAGCGCCTCGCGGGCGTAGAACTCGGCATCGCGCTGGGTTTGCGCGGTCAGCTTGACCCGGCGCAGCAGCCACAAGCGCGAGCCGATCCGGTCATCGGCGATGGCCGGGTAGCTGTCGCCCCACCAGCCGAACAATTCCTCGTCGTCGACCGGGTCATCGGTGGCGGCGCGGCGCCAGGTGTAGAGGCTGATGATCACCGCCCGCGTCAGGTCGGCGTGCAGCGCATCCGCGGTCATCCCGCACCTCCCACGGGCGGCGCGCTCTGGTCATCGCCCAGTTGCACGCCAGCGTGCACGTGCTCGATCTGACTGATACCACCGGCAACCTGGTCGCCCTGCGATTCAATCCGACCGGTCTGGGTAATGGATGGCGTGTCAAAGTTCACTGAGTTGGTCGCTTTGATGTTCAGCGTTTCGGTCTCGATGTCGATGATCCGTCCGCGCTTGAAATGGATCTTGTCGCCTTCGTCGGTGTAGATCGCCACCTCGCCCGGCTTCAGCTCCTTGATCCGGTACCGGCGATCCGAGGCCACCAGCACCACGGCGTGCGAACGGTCGCCACCGAGAAACGCGGTCAGCACTTCGGCCTCGGCCAGGGGGTGACTGGTAAAGCCATACGCCTCGAAGTGCTCGGCGCCGTCCTTGATTTCCCCGGCGGTCAGACGCACCTGCAGGGTTTGGAGCTTGCGCGCGGCATCGGCCATGATCACCGTGCCGCGGACCAGCATACTTTTCAGGCTCATTTTTTGGTCTCGTAGTCAGCAGGAATCAGGTACTCGAAGTTGTCGCCCTTGCCGCCCTTCTTCGCCTTGCGCGCCTTGTGCGGATCCTTCGGCTCGGGCTCGAAACTGTCCGGCGGGGCCACTTCCAGCTTGGCCAACATGCCGGCATCGCTCAGCGAATAGGTGATGCGCGAAATCAGCAGGTCACGGTCAAAGCCGATGATCGGATCGATCACCCGCACCAGGGTGTTGTGCCGCCACAGCTGGCCATTGGACTGGCGCCAGCCATGGACCGTGTAGGTGGTGGCCAGGGCTTTACCCATGCGCGACCCGCGCTCCCAGTTGGCCCGCGCCTGGGCCAGCTCGTTGGTCATCTGCCCGGATTCCTGAATGATCTGCACCCGTCGACGCTTGACCCGGTCATCGCTCAGGGTGGCGGACACCTCGGACGCCTTCGCGCCATACTCGTCATCGGTGCCGCTCTTCTGCCCCAGCACCTGGTACTCGGAAAACACCCCGGAGAAGTCCAGCGCGGCATCGGCGGACTTGATGTTCTTGCCGACCTCGAGCGCATCGAAGGCGCGCCCGCCGCTGCCAGGACTGGCCAACACCGCCATGCCGCGCGCATCGTCGGTGGAGAACACCCGGAACAAGGTCAGCAGCCGGTCAATCGAGGCGAACGCCGTCTCGCCCGGCTCGATGGTGTGGTCGGAGAGCTTGCTGCCTTCGGGGATTTCACTGCTGACGTTGATGCTGTACGGCGCCGCCAGCGCCTTGACGATGGCCAGCACGCTCTGGTTGCTCCACTGCCCCGGCTTGTTCACCGCCGCGCAGTCGACCAGGTCCGCGGTCAAGGACCGCCCGCTGATCGATGTGGTGATCTGTTTGTCGTCATAGCCAATCGGCGTGGCAAACGCCCAGCCGGTCAGCACCAGGTCAGCGCCGATGCGCACCTGACACTTGGCCCCCTCGCTAATGGGCCGGCGCTCGAACTGCCCCGGCCATTGCCAGGTGAGACTGAGATTAAACGAGCGCGCCTGATCTTCCAGGCCGGCGGTGATCTCCACCGTTTTCCAGCCGAAGTAATCCAGGCCGTCGACCGTGAGGCTGACGGCGTTTTGTTCATCGGGCATGGGTTACCTCTGGGCTATTTTGATCGGCAGCGCCGGCACGAAGCCGGGATGGCGAATGCGGTTGCGCTGCACCAGCTCAGACTCGCGGGTGGCGTCACCGAAGCGCCGATAGGCCAGCACCAGGACCGACAGCGTTTCCGGCGGAGTCACGTCGACCAGGCGTACCCCCGAGGCGGCCACCGCCGTCAGGTGTTTGATCAATGCCAGGCGATAGGTGTTGAGCACCAGGTAATGCGCCGGGTCCGCTTTGAGCGAGGCCGTATGGATCGCTTCGTTGAGGCTGTCGCGCAGCTCTAGGACATCGTCCGCCACCGGCACCTCCGGCCGCACTGGCGGCTGCAGGGCCTGCTGTTCCACCGACGGGGTCGAACCCGGCGACACCGGCTGCTGGGTCACCGGCATGTCACTGACGATCAAACCGATCTGCACCAGCAGCGAATCCTGTACCAGGTTGGCGGTCGCTTGCGAGGCGGCCACCGTGTCGGTGCCGCCCAGCGGATTGACCGTATCAATCGCGCTGACCGCCTGGCTTTGCTGCGTCGTTTCGACCACCGCCGCCCGATAGCCTCCGGTCGAATTGCCACTCGATCCGCCACTCGAACCACCGCTGGAACTGGAGCTGCCGAAAAAGTTGCTGCCCGGAAAACTGCTGAAGTAGCTGGTGAACAGCGACGACAGCGTGCCGGGCGAATTCATCAGCGATTGGACAAACCCGGTGAGCGTCGAGAAGGTGCCCAGGAACGGGGCGAACTGCTGCTGGATCACCCCGTACACCCCCGACAGGCTGTTGCGCAGTTGCAGCAGCCCGAGCCGGGCCTTATTCACCGTGGCCATCGTCGACTGGTAACGACCCAGTGAGGAATCCAACAGGCTGTTGGAGGACTTCACCAGTTGCTGCTGGGTGTTGACCTTGGCCGACGGTGACTTCAGCGGCAGGTCGGGATAGAAGGTCAGCTCAAACGTCACCATCCCACCCTGGGTGCGTTCGTGGCCCATCTCGCACTCGCCGACCTTGACCTGCAGGCGCCCCAACCAGGGGTGCACCAGCTCGCCGGCACCAGGGGTTTGCAGCGCCTCGATCAGCTTGTCGCGCCGCTCAAAGCAGTCATCGCCCACCACCCACGCGGTCATTTTGTGCACTTGGGCCTGCTTGCCCATTTGCTCAAAAAACGGCGTGTCGCGCTGCGGAAACTCATGCAGCGGACCTTTCATGCCCACCGGTACCGACGTCTGCGGAATCAAGAAACTGATCCCACGGAACGACGCCGGCAACACGGCATCACGCCAAGTCTTATCCATTTACTGAGGCCTCATCACGCCAATGGTTCGAGTGCCAACGCTGGGCTTGATGCTCAGCCCGCTCTGGTTGGTTTTGGTTTGCTCGACGGTGGTGCCGGCCGGGGCCCCGTTGATGTTGACGTTGATCTCGCCATCGACTTTTTGCGCCTGATTGGCCGCCGTCTGCTGCAGCAAGTTGCCCGACTGCGCCGCCAGGTTCGGCCGGCTCAACAAGGTGGCGGTGCTGGGCACGCCCGTCGCGTTGTTCATCATGCGCTGGTAACGCTGCGCCCCCTCGGCGGCGCCCGGCTCCAGCAACGAGCCATCGCCGCCACCGGCGCCGGCATTGCGCCCCCGCTGCTCTTCGGCAAAGGCGTTAGCCTTGTTGGTGGCGGTTTTGATAATGCCCTCGCCGCCCTCGCCGCCACCGAAGTACTTCATCAGCGGCTCGATGATCGGCTTGAGTTTGGCCCACAGGCTCTGGAACCATGCGGTGATCGGCGCCCAGTTCCGGGTGATCAGGCCCAGCGGCGACCAGTCAAACATATGCCCGAGAAAGTCCATCACCGGGGTCGAGACGGCGACCAACACCCCCCACAACGCGCTGAACAGCTCAGTCAACGGCCCCCAGTTTTCCATGATCAGTGGGATCGGGGTGTAGGCAAACGCCTGCTTAAACCAGCCCCACAGGACCATGGCCGGGCCTTTGATCTTCTCCCAGATCGCCTGGAAGTACGGGGCCACCGTGGCCCAGTTGGCAATCAACAAACCCGCCGCCAGGGCGATGCCGCGCACGATGATCCCAATCGGCGACATCAGCGTGACCGCACTCATGATCTTGGTGGCGATCATCGCCCCCATCACCGCGACCCGCAGCACGCCGAAGGCCAGCGCCGCGCCCAGTACGCCCCGGATCACACCCGGATGCGCGGACGCCAGTGAGGACATTTGCGAGATCAGCGGGCCAATCTGATCCATAAACTCATTGAACGGCGGCAGTAACGCCGACCCCACCGAGATTCCCAAGCGGCTGACCTTATTGGTCAGCAGTTGCATGGCGTTGGCCGTGGTGGCCGAGCGGGCGGCGTACTCTTTCTCCATCGAGCCGGTGTACTTTGTTTTATCCCCCACCATGCCTAAGTTGTTGGTGAGCTTGTCCAGGTTAGTCAGCAGCGGCGTAATGGCCCCCACCGACTCGGAGCCGAACAGCTCTGTGAGCAACCCAGCCTGCGCCGACTTCTTCACGCTGCCCACCCGCTTCAGCAGGTCAAGGATCGCCCCTTGGGCGTCCTTTTGCATGGCCACCGACAGCGCTTTAGAGTCAATACCAATCGACTTAAACGCCTTCGCCTGCGAGGCGGTCGCCGACGATCCTTTGGTCATGGCCAGCATGAAGTTTTTGATACCCGTCGCCGCGACGTCCTGCTTAACCCCCGTTGCCAGCATGGTCGCGCCCAACGCAGCAATCTGTCCCGAGGCCAGACCCGCCACCGCCCCCAATGGGCCAATCGCGGTAACGATGCTGGAGATCTCGGCGGTTTTCGCGCCTTGCGTACCTAACAGGTTGATCTTGTCGGCCAGCCCCACAACTTCTGTCTGGGTCAATTTGAACGCGGTCCGCCAGGTCGCCATCATGGAGCCTGACTGCTCGGCGGTCTGGTCGAAGGCAATGCCCATCTTCACCGCGTCGGCTGCAAACGCCTTCAATTCCTCACGCGGAATATTCGCCTGCCCGCCAGCGGCGACAATCGCGGCAATCCCGCTGGCCGCCATCGGCAGTTGCTCGGACATGTCCAGCACGTCCTTACTCATCTGTTTGAACTGCTCGGGCGTGTCGAAGTTAACCACCTTCTTCACGTCCGCCATCGACGACTCGAACTCAATCGCCGCCTTCGCCCCGGCAATGAACGGAGCGGCAAAGGCCCCGCCCTGTAGCACATCCTTAAAACCGATGTTGCCCAGCCCCGAACTGTTCATCTGCTTACGAAAGACTGAGACGTTTTTGCGGATTCCGTTGAGGGTCGGCGACAGCCTGTCGACGCCCGTGATCAACGCCTTGAGCTGGAACCTGTCCGCCATCACTGCACCTGCTGGAGTTTGTTAATACGTTGCGCGTGCTGCAGAGACTCCTGCAGCACGTCCAGGGGCTTGGCCATCATCTGGTCAGGGTCAACCTTCCAGAACCACGCCAGGTCATAGGCGACGGTGGTCAGCTCGTCGAGGGCGTCGACGCCGCACTCATGAAAAAACCCGCCACCACCCAGCTCAACGCGTTGAGGTCGGCCAGGTCCAGCTGGTTGACCGAGGACGGCGGAATCCCGGCACACACGGCGATGTACTTGGCCGCCGCATCCAGGTCGAGGGAGACCTCCTCGTCCTTGCCGATTTTGTAGGGCAACACCTTGATCGCCCGCGCTTCCGTCGTTGTGGGACGACGCAAGGTCAGGGTGGTCAGCGGTTCGCCGTGAGCCTCGATGGCCACCTGCAGCTTGACTACATTACTCATTGCCATACCCCTTTCACGCCGTCGAATTGCAATTCCAGTGTGCCGTCGTCGCCTTTCGAGGACGGCTCATCGACCAGGTAGGCACCGGACAGGACATACACCGTGCCGTTGTTGAACTCGCAGGTGATGGTCATATCCTTCCCTTCGGTCAGCGCTTTGCGCGGAAAGTCCGGCGTGTGCAGCGCGGTCATTTTCAAATAGGGCGCCAGCTCTTCTTCCTTGTAATAACCCGGATACACCGTCTCCCGCTTCTTATCCATCAACGGGGCTTCGGCGCCGCCGCTGATGGTCAACTGCGCACCGTCAACTTTGACGTAAGCGGTGCCCGCGATTTTTTGACCCATGGTCTTTGCTCCAGAATGAAAAAGCCCGCACGCGGCGGGCTAGAGGGTGAGGGGTCGGATTACGCCACCGCGTCGTACTGCAGGCGGAACTGGTTGAGCATCGCGAAGATGCGCAGGCCGTTGATGTAGTCCGGCGGGAACAGCACGTTGAGCCGGCTCGGATCCTGCGGGTCGCGCTCGACCACCAGGTGCTGGGCAAACAGCTCGGCGTTTTCCACATGGCCTTCACGCTCGAGCTTGGCGTACTGCGCGATCAGTTCGCCGCGAATGGTGCTCGGGGTGACGATGGCCTGGCCGGCGCCGAAGCGGGTGCCGTCATTGGCCAGTTTGTGCCGGCCATACTTGCTGGTGATCACGCCCTGCAGGCGACGAATGATGTACGCCGACTGGTGCATGGTCTCGCTGTCCAGGTACGAATTATCGGCCTGGCCAAAGGGGTTTTTCTGGTAGGTGGTGATCGAGCGCTGGATGCGCACATAACCACCTTCGTAGTAGGCCGTGGCCAAGCCATAGCTGAGCAACGATTGGCGCTCGGTCAGGGTGAAACGATCACTCGAGGCCGCCGGATCCAGCCCCGGCAGCGAGCCGCTTTGCGTTGGGCGGCTGGCATCGGCCGAGATGAACACCGCCGTGCGCGCCGTCAAGGACGCCGCCTGCACCCAGTACGGCTGCGGCACGCCCAGCTCCATGGCCTGGATCGTCATGTGCTGATCGTTGCGCGCCTGCCCCGCCGCGACCAGGGTGCCGAGGGTGCCGCGCTTGGCACTGTAGACATGGCCAAACAATTGCTTGGCCCAGCTCCAGCGACCGACGCTGTCATCCATGGCCGCCTGCCAGGCATTGAGCGAGGTGCTGTCGGACCAGGGCATGCAGATGAACTCGAACGGCTCGTCGCCGACCGCGGCCACCGCGTCCACTTGGTCCGGGGCACCCACACCCGCCGCCATCGCGGTCACCGCCGCGGTCAAACCGGCCGGCGTCTGCTCGCCGTTGGACTTGCCCAGGCGATTCAGCTGCAGGCTGATGTCGTTACCGCTCTCGCCCGACCATTTGCAGGTCAAGGTGACCACGCCCGCCACTGCCACCGCCGTCACCGGCAAGTCAGGGGTGGCATTGATCTTCACCGCCAGCGCCGCCGCCGCGACGGTCGGAGTAGCCGCCGAGACCACCACCGACTGCACCCGCACGCCGCCGATGTACAGATTCAACACGCCCGCTTCGGTTGCAGTGCCGGTCAGGGTCACGGTCGCAGCCGCCGCCGCACCGACGCCTTTCTCCAGCGGCAAACACCAGATTTCGCCAATCGGGTCGACCTTGCGAAAGGCTTCATACATCGCTGCCAGCATCGAGCCGGAGCCGCCCAGTTCCTTGGCCAGGGCCAGGCTGGACACCAGCACCAGTGTACCCAGGCCCGCGCTAACCACCGCGTCGTTGACCTGGGCCACGATCAGCCGGCGCATGGCCGAGGACGCGCTGTTGGCCGCCGTGTTGTCCATCTCCGCGTAGAACAGCGGCACGCGGATATCGGCCGGAATACTGCTGAATGGAACGCCCATTATTGCGCTTCCTCAGGTTTCGCCGCGCGCGCGGCCTTGGTGGTTTTTTCGCTGTCGGCCTTGAGGGTGACATCGCCAGAGGCCTTGCAGCGGCGCCACCAGGCGTTATCGGGAACCTCGCGGCCTTCGACCGGCAACAGGTCGCCAGCCTCCGGGTCGGGCACGGCACGGCCAGCGGCCGGCACCACAGTGATGCGTTGGGTCATGGGGTTACGTCTCCAGAGAATTTCACTTCGATGCGCCCATCCGGGCCGGGGTACTGCAGGTTGCGGTCTGCCGGGTCGATGCAGTCCATGTTGACGGTGACGCCGGTGAAGCCAGGCAGACCGTCGAGTTCGCGCTCATGCCAGGTTTCGGCCGGATCGCCCGGTCGATTACGCCCCAACTGGAACTCGGCAATGAAACTGAACTGGTACACGGTGCGCGCGCGACTGATGTGCAGCAGCTCGCCTTTGACGTATTCGATGGGGGTGTATTCGGCGCCCGGCACCCAGCCCACCAGCGCGCGCCAGAGTTCGGCACGCAGATCATGCAGCGCGTCGTTGGCGGCCTGGCCACGCTCGTCGCCAGAGTCCAGCACGATGACCACGCTGAACATGTCGGTGATGTTTTGCTGCACGCCGGTCTGCGTCTGATTGTCCCCGGCCATATCGGCCGCGGCGATCACGTAGGCCGCCGGCAACGCCAACTTGGCGCTGTCGACCACCGCATCCCAATCAATGCCGGCGGTGACCCGCTGGGCAAAGGTCGGGCAGTCCGCGCGCAGCTGCGCCACGATAGGGCTCAATTTCATAGCGGCTCCAGAAAGGGCCAGGGCTCAGCCCAGGGCGGCCGCAAACGCGGCCGAGAGAATCGATTGCACCTGCGACGATGAATCCTGCAGGGCGTCGACCATGTAGTTGTCGCGCGGCTTGATCCGCCACTCACCGGCGGCGCGCTCCGCCATGGCCGCGGCACGGGCGCCATTGGCGCGGCGGTTGGATTTACCCTTGCCCTTGCCCGGTGCCAACTTGCCGAGGCGCTTACCGCGCTTCACCCCGTAATGCAGGAAAGCCGGGTAATAGGTTTTCATGGCGGCGGTCTTACGTGGCGCGATCTTGACCATGAAGCCCGAGCGCGACACCTTGGGGGTGATCGACTCCAGCGTGGCCCCAGTCCGGCTGACCGGGTAACCCTCCTTACCCTTGCCCAGCGCCAGGTTCATCTGCGCGCGCTGAGTGACCAAGCGGCCAATCTTGCGCATGCCGGCGCGGATCTTTTTCTTGTCGAAGGCCTCACGCCCGAACTGGTCGAAACCGTCGATGTGCAGGTAACCCTCGAGCGATCCTGAGCTAGCCATAAATACCCCCGCCGTCTGCCTCCGTGCCGACCTCCACCACCTCGAGCAAGGTGAATCGGCGGCCGCCGTTTAAATCGGCGTTGCGCTTGACCCGGTACACCGGCGAACCCGGTATCACCGAATAGGCCGGAGCGCCCGCCAGGTGCTCGACATGCACCACTTCGTGCGACTCACTGACACCCCGCAACGAGCGAATCCAAACGCGGTGGGTGAGTTTGTTCTCGGTCTGCACCCCGGCCGCATACACCGCCGTGCCCACCGGCTCGATCTTGGCCCAGCGCGGTTTGATCTCGGAAAATTCGGGGTCCAGCCCCATGTCAGCCGCCGGAAGGTCGGTGCGCAGGCGAATGGCAACCCGCCGATTCAGCTCGCCGGCGGCCGGTTCTCGATAGGCCATAACCTCTCCTTATCAGATGTTGATCCAACGGTGCGGACGCCACAGCGCCTGGGTGGACAGCGGCAGCTCAGCCGCCACCAACCCCACCACCCCGGACTCGCGATTGGCGTACCAATGACCGACCAGCAACAGCGCGCCCTGGGCAATGCTCTTGCTCAGCACCAGGGCATCGCCCAGCGGATCCGGCAGCGGCGCCTCCGGGGCCACCAGGGTGCGATTGCACCAGGTCTCAAACGCACTGATCGCCGCGTCGATGTAGTCCTGCAGCAGCTCGTCTTCCTCCGCCGCATCGATCCGCAGGTGCAACTTCACCTTGGCCAGGGCAATCATCATTTACCCCCGGCGTTAGCCTTGGGGGCGGGCTTGGTGCTCGGTTTGGCGGCAGGCTTCGCGGCCGACTTGGCCGCCGGCTTAGCCGCCGCTGGGGGCAACATAGCGGCCGGAGGCTCACCATTCACCACCACTACAACCGCCCCCGCGGCGACCGGCTCAGAGGCCACCACGACGGGCACAGCGCCGGGCAAGCGGCTTGCCACCTTAAGATGGTCCACCGCCACTTCGGCGCAGCGCTCGGAGACGTCCTGCTCGCCCGGCTCGACCTCGATCACCTGATTGCCATCGACCGCGAACTTGAAGCCCGCGGTCACTAGAATTCTCGGCATAACAAAACCTCCTCGAAGCAAGGGCACCCCGCAGGGTGCCCTCTCCGGTTATGCGCTGAGGGTCAGCACCTTGGCCGCGTTGGAATCGGTCAGCATGCCGCCGACGCGCTTGGTGGTGTAGAAGCCGACGTTCGGCTTGTTGGTGTACGGGTCACGCAGCACACGGGTACCGAGGCGGTCGACGATGGTGTAGGCGCGTTTGTAGTCACCAAACACCACCGCATTGGCGTCTGCAGCGACTGCCGGCATGTCTTCGTTTTCGGCCACGCCATAACCCAGCAGGCTCGACGGCTGATTGGCCTGCAGGCCCGGCTGCCAGATGTAGGCGCCGGTGACGGCGTCCTTGAAGGTGCGCACCTTGAACAGGGTCAGGGTCGGCAACAACCACGACGCATTGGCGCGGTAGCCCTTCTTCAAGGTGTACACCAGCTTCAGCAGGTCATCGGCGTCGAAGTCACCAGCGGTGCCAGACTTGATGTTCTGCAGCTTGCCGAAGACGCGGGTCTTGTCGCCGGCCAAGTCCATGGCATAGGCCAACAGGCCCTTGGGCTTGTTGGTGCCGTCACCCAAGAGAAACGCCGAACCTTCGCGCTCGGCAAACTCGCGGGCCACCTCGCCGTTGAGCCAGGCCTCAGCGTCGAAGAACATGTCGTCCAGGCTGGTCTGGGTCGCCTGCGGGTTGGCATAGATCTCGCCCATGAACGCACTGATCTGCGCCAGGGTCGGGGTGCCAGTGGGCGGGCGTTCGGCGACTTCACCGACCCAGCCGGAACCCGCGCCGCCGAGGCTGACCAGCTTCTTGTAGTCCGCGGTGCCGATGGTCATCTGCCCGCAGATCTGGCGCATCGGCGACTCGTCGCGCAGCAGATTGAGAATGGTGCGGTCCAGCTCTTCCGGCACGGCAAACCCGCCGTCCGACTCGACGGTGGTTTGCAGGGCTTTTTGCTGCAGCTCGGCCAGGCCTTCTTCCTTGCCCTTGCGCACGAACGACAGGAACGCCGCCTTGTGCTCGGACACTGCCTTGCTGTTGCCACCGCCGCCGGGGCGTTTCAGCTCCAGCAGTTCCTTCTCCAGGCTGGACTTGAGTTCGTCCAGTTCGGTCAGTTTGCCGTTGAGCGTTTCGACCTGGCCGGAGAGCTTGCCTTTCTCCGCTTCCAGCGCGTCGACGCGCTTGTCGTTGCGCTCTTTGAACTCGTCGAACTTCTTGCCCAAGGCTTCGGCGACTTGTTCGATATCTTTTTGTTCAACAGCCATGGATGGCTCCTTAAATACGTTCGATCAGGGATTTGAGGGATTGCAGCGCTTCATCCGTACCCGCCTCACGCGGAGCCATGGCGCTGTAGCCTTTGGCCATAAAGGCCTTGGACTGGGAGACAGAAAGCCCTACCTCGCGCAGGGCTCTTTCCATCTTTTTGGCGGTCGGGATGTCGCCCTTGGCCAGAACTGATTTGACGGCGGTGACCTCGGCCTCTTCGCACATCGCAAAGGTGACGATGGACACTTCCCACAGCTCAATTTCCTTGAGCAGGTAGGCTTCTTTATCCTTGCTCCACTCCCAATCTTTGAGGACGTAACCGATGGACAAGCCGGTGACGCTGCCGGCTTTCATGTGGGCATGCGCGCGCTTGGCCACGGGGTCGTCAGCGACCAGCAGCAGGCCTTTGAGGTACAGGCCCTTTTCGTCTTCGCGCATTTCCAGGTGCGGGCCAATGGGTTCATTGGTGTCGTGCTGCCAGAGGACCGGCGGCAACTTCCCTTTTTCCTTCCAGGCCGCCAGGCTCTTGGCAAAAGCCCCCGGCATCACGATGTCGTAACCATGGTCCCGAACACCGAAGACGGAGCCATACCCTTCGAACTCGCCGGTTTCGTTAACCGCCTTTAAATCCAGCGGAACGTGTAGCCGTTTAATCTCCATTTTTACCCTCGGGTTTGGTGGTCATGTTCATCGGGGTCAGGTAGATATCGCCGCCCTCGCGGGGGTTGAGGTCTTCCAGTTCGCGGCAATCGTTGGGGCTCAAAATCCCCCACTGGATGCCTTTGCCGTAGGAGTTGTAACGGCCGGCCAGATCGCCACGCATCAGCGCCCCGGCGTTGAACTTCGCGAAATAGCTAATTCGCTCAGACTTCTTCAGCAGGCCGACTTGAATGCGGTGCTCGATGCGGGTCAGGTAGGGCACCAGCGAGTAGTTGACGAAACTCATGCCCATGTTTTCGACGTTGCTTAACGTCATCTTTTCCAGGTTCGCCACCAGGTGTGGCGGCACGCGGAACAGGCCACAGATCTGCGACTCGCTCAGACGCCGCGATTCGATGAACTGGCTGTCCTCCATGTTCAGGCTGATCGGTTTCCAGTTCAGGCCCATCTCCAGGATCATCGGCTTATAGGCGTTGGCCACGCCCATGTGCTCGCCCTGGAACTGCGTCTTAAGCCGGCCGAACGCTTCGTCGCTCAAGGCCTGCTCGGTGGAGAGCACACCCGAGGTCACCGCGCCGTTGGTGAACAACTTCGCCGCGTGCGCCTCCATCGCCTGGCCCAGGCCCAACGCCTGACGGGCATAGGCAATCGGGTTCAAACCGTTGAGGCCGTCCAGAGTGAACAGCCGCACATGCCAGATTTCATCCTGGGTCAGGTAGCGAGTGCCGTCGGCAAAGTCGACCTTGTACTCGACCGTCCAATCGTCCTTGAGCTTGGGCGTGACAATCGACGGGTTGAGCGGCAGCAGCTCGACCACGTTGCCCAGGGCCACGACCTTGTAGGCAAAGAAGTTGCCGCGCAGGCACAGACAGGCCACCAGCAACTCCCAGAACTCCTGGGCGGTCATGTAGCCGTTGGGCGCGATGGTCAGCAGCTCATGCAGCCGGTGATCGGTGGCGGGCAGCAGGTTGCGCCCGTCCTTCTTGAACAGCCGACAGGGCAACATGCCCACCGACTCGGCCAGCACCCGCACGCAGTTGAACACCGCCGTCTGCTGCATCGCGCTGGTGGTGGTGACCATTTGCCCGGCGGTGCTGTCGTAGCCGATCCCCAGGGCGCGCGCCAATTTTTCCGGCGTGTCGATGACCAGGGGATCGCTCTTTCGGCCCATTAGCTGGCCTAATTTCTTTAATACTTTCATCAGAGCGTCCGTATCCCGTGTTTTTCGAGGTGGTCGGAAAGGCTGGTGTCCGGCGGTTTTTCGGTTTCCTTGGCCGAGATGCCACAGGCCATGATCGCGGCGACAATCAAGTCGATGCGGCCAATGGCTTTTTCCTTGCTGGGTTTGCGGTTGCCGGCGTCATCGGAGATGGTCACCGCGTTGTTGGCGTTCCAGTTCATCACCGGGTGCCCGGCGTGCACGATCTCGCCGTTCAGCAGTAGCTCTTCAAAGCGCTCCACCGCCGGCGACATGTCCTTGAAGCCCTGGCCGAACGGCACCATCGGCGGCAAGGTGATGCCCTCGTCGGCCGCCATCGACTTCAAGTCCTCGATCCGCCAGCGGTCATAAGCGATGGCCACCACGTCGAAGAACTCGGTCAGCGCCGATAGCCGCTGCAGCACCATGCGTTTGCTCACCGCCTTGCCCGGCGTGGTGTTGAGGTAACCGGCATCGCGCCATTGCACATAGGGCACGCGGTCCTGTTCGCCCTTGCGCTCCAGATCCTCATCCGGCAACCAGGCAAAGGGCACCAACAGCCACGGTTCACCCGGACGCAGCGGCTCAACCAGCAGCACCAGGCCGGTCAAATCCTGCGTACTCGACAAGTCGAGGCCGCCATACACCCGGCGCCCACGCAGCTGTTGCCAGTCGAAGCTGAGCTGGGCGCCCTTCCATACGTCAGCGCTGATCCACGGCGCCTCGGCCCCAGTCCATTCGCAGAAGTTCAGGCGCCGCACCATGGCCTCTTTGGAGGGCATGCCGCGGGCCTCGGTGACCTGCTCACGCAAGTACTTCAGGCCGGGCAGATCGGCGTCCTGCAGCGACGGGTTGGACTTGAACCAACAGCCCTCGTCGCGGATCGGGTCGTCGCCTTCGTCGAGCGAACAGATGAAGGCAAAAAAACCGTCGTCGATCAGCTCGCCCGAGGCGACCCGTGAGCCGTATTCGTGGTAGCCCCAGCACGGCCCGAGCTTGTTCGAGCCGCTGTTGGTGATCATGAAAATCAGCGCTTGCTTTCGGCTCTTGGTGCCGGCGCGCATCATTTCCACGACGTGGTTGGTTTTGTGTTCGTGCACCTCGTCGATCAACGCCATGTGTGGCCGCGGGCCGGACTGGCCATCGTCGGAGCTGATCGGCCGGAAGAACGAGCCATTCTTCAGGTAGGCCAGGTTCCAGATGTTCAAACCGGTGCCGCTGGTGGTCAGGCGCTTGGACAGTTCCGGCGACTGCTGGACCATGGCCACGGCATCGCGAAACAGGATCATCGCCTGGTCTTTTTTCGTCGCCGCGGCATACACCTCGGCGCGGGCTTCACCATCGGCGAGCACGCCAGTAAGGCCAACGCCGGCGGCCAGCGGCGACTTGCCAGAGCCCTTGCCGGTCTCGACATAAGCCACGCGAAAGCGCCGGTAGCCGTCTGCGCCCTTCCAGCCGAACAGGCTGCCGACGATGAATTTTTGCCAAGCCAGTAATTCAAAAGGCAAGCCTTCGTATTCACCGCCGTTGAGCTTGAGCACCTGGCGGTAAAAGCGGATGGCCTTGTTGGCCGCCTCCAGGTCCCACACCAGCCCGCGCTTGGGGCCGTCCTTCAAATCCCGCAGGTGGCGGGCACAAGCGTTGCGAATATCGGGGCCGGCAATTCGAGCGCCAGAGTCGACCTCCAGCGCGTACTGGGTGGCCGGATCATCAGGCGAAGAAGTCCGCGAGCGGGTCTTTTTCGTGGTCATCAGGCGAGGCGTTCACTTTTGAGCGGGAGGATGGCGACATGCCGAACTCCAGCGCGTAACGCACCATGTCGGCCTGGGCCTTGTTCGCGGTACCGACCAAGGGGTTCTGTACGGCGTTGCCGTTGGTGGTCTTGACCATCAACGCACTATTCAGCGGATCTTTTTCAGCCATGCGCGCCAGGGCACGCTCGGCCTGCGCCCAGCGGCCATAGGATTGGCAATAGGCGGCGAGCACCGCGCGGTCCAGCTCGGTCATCAAGCCCGCCGCATACAGCTTGTCGACCACCCGGCCCCACTCGACCTTGCCGTCATCACAGAGAAACGCCGGCGGGGTCGGCTGGGCCAACGCCACCTGGGCCTCTTTTTTGTTCACCGGCCGCTTGCCGGGGTTGCCCTTGACCAGCCTTAAGGCAGTGGGGGTTGGCTTGCGTCCTGAGCCCGCCATGCTTGCACCTCCGCAAATGTTCGGCCGTCACCTTCGAGCACGCCGGCCTGGCCGGTGAAGTCCTGCCAGCGCTTGACGATTACGTCGGCAAAGCGCGGGTCCAGCTCCATCAGGCGCGCCTGACGGCCGAGCATTTCACAACAGATCAGGGTCGAGCCGGAGCCGCCGAACAGGTCCAGCACCAGGTCGCCTTCGCGGGTCGAGTTGCGCAGCATCTTGGCGATCAGCTCGACCGGCTTCATGGTCGGGTGTTCGCTGGAGCGCTTGGGCTTTTCACAACGGATCACGGTCGAGGCCAGCGGCGCCGCCTTGAGGTTGTCGCCGCTGATGACGATGGACTCGCCACCGACTTTCACCGTGACCGTGCCGTCGTCGTTTTGGGTGAAGATCGAGCCGCCGATTTTCATCACCGTGGTTTGTTTGCGCCCGCCGTACCAGCGGTGCGCGGCGCCTGGCTTCCAGCCGTAGAGGATCGGCTCATGCTGCCACTGGTAATCCGAGCGGCCGAGCACCAGGGCATCCTTGGCCCACACCAGGCAGCCGGAAATCTTGAACGCCGCCTCTTTGAAGGCCCCGCGAAAATTCAGCCCCTCGGTGTCGGCATGCGCCACGTAGATCGGCGCGCCGGGCTTCATCACGGTGAAGGCGCAGGTGAAGGCCTCACGCAAAAAGGTGCGGAAGGCTTCGTCCTTCATGTGGTCGTTTTTGATCTTGCCGGCCAGCTTCGACTCGTAGTTGACGTTGTACGGCGGGTCGGTCCAGCAGGCATCGACCATCAACCCGGCCATCAGCGTGTCGACGGCGGTGATCGAGGTCGAGTCGCCGCAATGCACCCGGTGGGTGCCGAGGATCCAGGTGTCGCCGGGCACGCTCACCGGTTCGGCCACGTCCGGCGCTGCGTCGGGATCGGTGAGGCCGGGCTTCTCCGGCTCACCGGCAAACATCGCGGTCATTTCCTCATTGCTAAAACCGGTCAATTCGATGTCGAAACCGAACTCGCTGAGCGCTTCCAGTTCGACCTTGAGCATGGCCTCGTCCCAGCCGGCGTTAAGTGCCAATTTATTGTCGGCAATCACATAGGCCCGGCGCTGGACTTCGGTCAGCCCGACCAGGGTGATGGTCGGCACGCGCTCCAGGTTGATCTTGGCGGCGCCGAGCACCCGTCCATGGCCGGCGATGATGCCGCCGTCCTCGTCGATCAGCACCGGGTTGGTGAAACCAAACTCGGTGATCGAGGCCGCGATCTGCGCGACCTGCGTGGCGTCATGGGTGCGGCTGTTGCGGGCATACGGTACAAGCTCGCCTAGCGCTCGGTAGACGATTTTCAGCTGATTTTTCACGCGGTAGACCCCCGGTCCGTTTTTCGCGGTTGTGCGTAAAGAGGGGAGCGATCGGTTTCCGCTGAGCGAGGTTCTGAGGTTTTGCACCCCCCCCTCCCCTACTGGGTGCGCGATGCGAACCGCTCCCATTTGGCTCAGCTCTGGACGGGGTAGCCGTCGAGGCCGATGGTCTCTCGATGGCGGTAGCCGAGGTCGGCCGCCGTCTTCTTCTCATGGCAGCCGTTGACCCCATTACAGAGCACCTGACAGTTGGCCTCGGTGTCCTCGCCGCCCTTGAACAACGGGGTGCGGTGGTCCAGCTCGAAGCCAGACGGGTAGTCGGTGAGCCGACCGCACAGGCTGCAAGTCGGGTCTTTAGTCCATACGCTCAGGCGCCGCTTCTGCAGCGCGCGGCCAGTGATCCGGGGGCTGCTGTCGTGGCGGCGGTGCCGCTTGGGCGGCGTGCTCATTACAGGCCTGCCAGACGCACAGCCAAAGCCACTACGGCACTGAAGGCGACGCCGCCAATACCACCGATGAGCAGCGTGCCAGGACAGAAGCGTTTGCCCTTCAGATCCGCAGACTCCACCAGGGTGAAGCCGCCGCGATCCACGGGCAGCAGAGCCGAGGGCTGACAGGCAGTCGGCGAGAGAAAGCGCAACGCGCCTTGACTCCAGCGGTCGCGCACCAACTTGACCTTGCCTTGATTGAGCTGCGCCTCAACCACCCGGAAGGCCTCCCGGGTTTTCTCGCTGTAGCGCACGAACATGTCATCGAGCAGCGCCTGCTCCGCAACCGGTACCGGGGTAAGCAGCGGCACCTCGAGCAGCTGAGCGTGACAACCTTCGGCGGTCACCAGCAGCTCGGCGCCGATCTTGTCGGCCGCCGCCTGGTACAGCGCACGACGTGTGGCACGCGCCTCGTTGGTAATGCTGCCCGATTCAGAAACGACCAGCAGCAGCGGGGTTTGCTTCATAGAAAGACCTCGAACGAATAAGGGAAGGATTACTGCCCCGGACTGGCCGGCGGCACCCTGGTGTCGGTGTAACGCTCTGCCAGGAGGATGACCTTCTTCACGCCCAAAGTGCCCACCAAGGCGCCCATGGCGGCGGCTAACGCCGGCGGCAAGTTGAAGTAACCCAGCACCGGGAACATCCCGGCGGTGATGGCCCCACACAAGCAACCCTCCAGCAGCCCAGCCCGCCAACCGGCACCGCTGTACATCACACGCAAGAAGGCGATCCAGCACGACAACAGGCCGGCATACAGCAGCGGCGCGTGCTGACGAAGCTCCGCGAGCAACCAGGCCCAGTTTTCAGGTTTATCCGGCATGGGCAGGATCTCGACAGAGGCTCCAGGCAGTGGAGCAGGCATAAAAAAACCCCCAGGGCTGGGGAGGCCTGGGGGTTGAGGGGTGCATCACAGGTATCGCGGCGTCCGCAAGAACACCACGATGGAGCAAATGCTAGGGGAAACTGTCACGCTTGTAAACAGCATTCCTGTAAAAAAACAGTAAATCTGTCTAGCAGCTCTTTTGTCAATCTTTACCGGTGTGACCTGTCACAACTGCATCGCACGCTCAACCTGCGCCAGTTCACACGCCGACACCTCCCCGATCCAGACACGGCCACAACCCTGCGGCAGGGGCTTACGGCATTGCCCGCAGATCCGCCCAGCGACCAGGCCCTGCTGTTGCTGGAGCCAGGCATGGTCACGGCGCAGCAAGGTGGCCAAGTACTCGACGACGCTGTACGGCTCATCACCACCACGGGCCTGCTGACCTTCACGGAGCATGGCCAACTCTACCGGGCCCAGGCGCAGCGACAGCACCTCGACCCCGGAGACGGCATCCCGTTCGCGCTGCTCGGCCTTGCGGATCGCCTCGGGGCTGCGGTCTTCAGGAAGGGCCACGGTCAATACTCCTGCGCTTCAGCCAGGCGTTGCCGGCGGCGTTCTTCATAGCCCTCTATGTCCAGGTCATCGTCTTCAGGCTCCTGCCGATTGCACGGGTCGCAGACCCAGCGACCGGCAATCTTGGTCATCCCGAATTCAGTGCCCTGGCAGTTGCTGCAACGATTCGTCTCGCGTCGGAGGTACATGGTCAGAACCCCCACCAGGTGCGCAGCACGGCCTCAGCCCAGCGCACCACACGGACGGCCATCAAACCCAACCCGAAGGCGCCCATGGCGCCGAGCATCCCCCAAAAACCGAACTGGAACGCAGCACCGCGGCGGAACGACATGCTCAGATTCACCTTGGCTTTGTCTTGGTTTTCCATATTTAGATCCTCTTATACGTTAGGTTGGGAAAAGGCCGGGCAGGCCACGGCGGACGCGGGCTGCACGGGGCTGGCACTGGCGGCCGGTCTTGCCGGGGTCGCGTGGTGCAGGGCGGTAAAACCGCGCTCATCGAGCCAGGCATGCCAGCGTTCCAGGGCCTCGCGCTTACGGCTCATGGCGGTGGTTTGCACATAGGTCAGTTCGAGGGTCGGCAGGGCCTGGTTGAGCAACAGCCGGCCGATGATCGAATCCACACCCAGTTCGGCCCAGGTGGTCCTAGCCAGCTTTCTGAGGTCGTGACTGGTCCATTCGCCTTGGCCTAACCAGGTGAACAATTCGAAGGCTTCCGAACGACTCATCGGCTTTCCGGTTCGTTTGGCGGCCGGGAACAGGAAGGCCCCGGCATACCCGCGGGCAATTTGCTCGGCGCGGTAGTGCTGCAGGAAGGCAATGGCTTGAGCCGTCAGCGGTAGGACATGATCGCGCCCGCCCTTGGTGTTGCGCGCCGGGATAAACCACTCCTGATTGATCAGGTCGACGTCTTGCCAACGGGCGATCCGGGTTTCGCTGATCCGCGTGCCATGAGTCAGCATCACCACACCCAAGGCCACAGCACGATGGGCCACGGCAGAGAAGTCAGCACAACGCTGCAGCAAGTCCACCACAGCCGAATGCCGCAGACGCGCCCCTTTGGGTTTGATGGTGGTTTTATTGAACTGACCAAAAGACACCCCCAGCAACGGATCGGTCGGCAGACGGTCCAGGGCCACGGCCCGCTTGCAGGCCAACTTGAGGACGGCAAACACCCCACGCACATGGGCCAGGCTGGCTTCGGCTTGCAGGGGCAGGTACAGGCGCTCGTCGACGCTGGTTTTGTTGAGGTCGGCCAAGGGCAGATCACCCAGGCGCGGGACCAGTTGCCGGCGAATGGCCGAGAGCACGGTGCTCTGCCGCGGCTTGGACAAGGTACGACCGACCTGGACCCGTTCGGCGTACCAGGTGAGCAACTGGCCGACGCTGCTCCAGGCGCCGACCGTGGCCACCGTCGCCGGATCCACCTGCAGGCGCGACAGCACCAGGGGCAGGTTATCGAGCATGGTCCGGGCGTTGATTTCCGGCCAGTTGCCGGCCTTCTTCCACTCACCCCGGCGCACCACATGCCAACTGCCCTGGGTGCGATCCTTGAGGCGGTAGCGAAAGCGCAGCGGGTGCCGGGGGTCGTTGAGTTCGCCGACCTCGAGGTCAGCGGCGTGCTTTTTGATGGCCGCATCGGACAGCGCGACCTGCAGGGTTTTAGCCATAAACACTCTCCTGGGACGTTCTTCAGGCCAAGCGAACCCGTGACGCGGGTCGCGCCTGATTAGCGATTTAGCGAATTAGCTAGTTAGCGATAGGGGCTTCGGATCAAAGAAGGCGAGCACCTCGACCATGCCCGCGTCGATGGCCGCGACTTCACGGTCGAAGTAGGCCTGGGCATTTTCTTCGTTCTCAGGTGGCAACTCGCCCGGCCCACGGAGGGCGTTGTAGATCCACTTCATCCCGTGTCCACCGCACTCCTCATCGATAACAGCGGCGCGCATGGCGAGTAGGTAGCGACCGAACAACAGGTCCAGCTCCTTGATGCGCATGGCCGAGTACTCGACGGTCTTACAGAGCGCCCTGACTTCGATCTGCAGCTGGTCCCGTTCTGCCGTCACCGTGGGCAGAATGCCGGGCGTGCCCTGGGCGTATTCCCACTGGCCATCCTCGGCGATCAGCAGCCCCGGCGACGTGCCGTCCTCCGGGGTGCGGCACATGGCCAAGCCCAACGGGTGCAGGATCTCGGTATTGATGCGCTCGATCAGACCCTGGCGGCTGGCCTCATTCCAGTCGATCTGTTTCATACCGGCTCTCCTTGGCGCACGTCGGCACCCAGCGCCCAGGCAATAGCCCCCCGGTCTTCCAAATAGGTGATTGCGTCGGGTTCTTTTTTGTACACAACGAGCCGCTGCTCTTTGATCCCCGCGAGCAGCAAAGAAAGCAGCCCGGCATCGCCCTGCAGTTCCTCCACCCGCTGATCGGCGATATTCAGACGCTCCTGCAGGGCAGCCTCTTTGCGATACGCCTCAATCGCCTTGGTGGCTTCGTCGATGATCTCGGTGATTTTTTGCTCAAGCCGAGTGGTCAGGGCCGCCTCACGGGCCTGAGCCAGATACAGTTCAGCCCGCAATCCGTTGAGATCGTCCTGCGCCGCCTCGACGACCTTCTGCGCTTCGTGCGCATCGATCCAGTTGCCGGTCGGGTCTTCCAGCTTCTGCACCCCAGATCCAGACGGCCGCAGCAAGAACATGTACCGCGGCAGGCTATTCAGCCTGTCCCAATATTCCCGACCAGGGCGCGGCGTTCGGCCTGGGCCAGCGCCGATCAGCGTGAAGGGTTTACCGGGGGGCAACAAGCTAGGTTTTCCGGCGCCGGACCGCCCAGGGCAATCTGGGGCGTGACGCTCCGGGTCCGCGGCGAAACCCGCGGGGCAATTGCACAGGACAAAGCGACTCATGCCGACACCTCCAGGCATTCCAGGGGCAGCTCATCGTTGCCGGTCTGCACCATGAAGCCGTCCAGGAGCAAGGCGAAGGCCTCGGCAAACAGTTGCGTCTCAGCAGTGCCCACACGCGGCCAGCCCAGCGTTGATTCACCACCGGCCGCGTACAGCGCCGCCTCCAGATCGCCCAACACCTGCGCACCAGTGTAGAAGTAGCTCGGGCGCAGCTCGCGCCATTGCCCACCCAGGCCGGCCAGCCAGCACACCGACGCCAGGGCGGTCAGCGGCTTGACGAACATCAGGCAGTGCGCGACCCCCGGCGCCTCCCAGCCGCCGGCCCAGTAGAAGCCCGCCAGCTCGCCACCAGCCTGCAGCCACTCGGCGTGCTCCGGCGACAGCTCGGCCGGCAACGGGCCACGGGCGGAAGCCACATGCACAGCAAAGCCCAGGGCAGCGCCGAGCGCGTAGGGGCTGACGTCTTTAAATCCGGCAAACAACGGGTGCATGGTCATACGGTCCCCACTTGGGCTTCGATAAAGGTCCGGGCTTCAGCCAACCGCCGGCGGTAGGTCCGCAGACTGATGCCCAGGGCCGCGGCGTGTTCAAACTGGCCGATCCCGCGCGGGTCATACCCGGCGATTTTTCGGCGCTTGGCGACTTGCCACCAACCGGCGCCGCACTCCAGGCGCAGCACATCGGCGCACAACGGGTCACGGGCAAACAAACGCAGGGCGGCCGACTCGATGTGCGCTTCGAGGCTGTCGGCCGGCTCACGCGAGCCACCGCTGCTGCCAAACATCAGCTCGCCCTTGTTGTCGATCAACTTGGCCAGCATCGAACGCCCGGCACTGGCCTGCTCGCCGCCGGCAAAACACCAGCGGGCCCACAGCTCCAGGGCATCATCCAATCCATTGCGTGCGCGCCTTGCCATGTGTGCCCCTTAACCGCCGGCTTCAGGGGTCAGCTGATGGCCGTTTCTGCGATCCCGGCGACAGGCCGGAAACTTCAAGTTATTGCTGCACACCGGCAGGCCAAAGATGAACACCGCCCGCACGCACACGCTGCAGCCCTTGGCGCGGATCTCCTGGGCCTCGACGATCTTTGCCGGGTCGCCATAGGCGTAGCCCGGCAGCGCCCGGCTATCCAAGGGTGGTCGCCCGCTTGCCCAAGCCTTGAGCCAGCAGCAGCTCGGACAGCGCCTCGAGCGGGGCCCGGACATGCGCATAGCCGGCCTGGCCATCGGTGACCATCACGTCTTCACGGCGGATCGGCACCGAGCCCGATAGCACGCTGCCATGCACATGCCACAGCACCCCGCCCTGGGCGCGCACCACCTGCGCCTCCTCGGCCGACAGGCAATGCACCACCACCAAGCCACCGGCCAGCGTGCGGCGCCCTTCCAGGCCGCTCAGCGCTTCACCGAGGATGCGCGCCCGCGCCTCACCCATGTCCGCGCGCGGCGTGGCC